TTCAAAACGGCCGTGCCGGTGCCCAACAGCACATCCGACCCGCTTGACGAATTGTAAAGCTGGATTCGCCCGGCTGGCGCGATCGTCGCGCCAGTCAACCTGATATTGAAAATATCGGCATCCGACGAATTACTGAGCCCGCCGATGCCAATGTAGGAACCAGTCGGAAACGCCGCCGTATAGATGTAGAGCCGGAAATAACAAGTCGTTAGATTGAGGCCGAGCTTGCTCTCGCGGTACATAAGCGACGGTTGAGAGCACTGGAACGCATAGTTGCCGCTGCGGACGCGCGTACTCTGGATGACAGGCGTGCCGCTTATACTGCCGGCCAGTTCATGGCCGAGCGTCCCCGTTTCAAAGCCGCATGACCAAACGCGAGCCATGATTTACCCGTGAGTAATAACGCCCGAGGTAACGGTCACGGTCTGCGGCGCGGTAATCGATAGCGAGTTGAGGATGATATCCGATGCTGACAGGCCAACCGTAAGACCGCTCGTGACAACCGCGTCCGCATTGTTGCGAATCTCGGCCTTTGCCGCCGTCCCCGAACCGCTCGCCGCGACCGATAACGGGACGCCTTGAAGGGTAGCGATCACGGTCCCGGTGCCGGAAACCACAAAAGCAGGGTTTGGAATAACAATCGTGGCCAGCACCCCCGTTGCACCGCTCAAGGCCGACGTCCCGATCACCAGCTTGCCGGTCGAGCCAGCGCCGGATGCCGCGACGATTGTCTTGCTATTCGTCAAGTCGCTCATGTCTTGCAGGCGGGCAGTCTTGAGCGGATCGCTATAAACAACAGGCATTGTACTCTCTCCTTTGTTAAGTCCCGGGGGTTCGGTTGCGGATTGGCGCACGCGGAGTAAAATTTAACGGTGCCCAATCCATCACCGTAAATGGTGTCTGCCAAGCGAGGTTGGAACTGATATTCCAATACTTGACTTGCTCGAACCGTGTCCCGGTTACGCCCGGCGCCGACACGAAATTACAATAGTTCGAGGTGGGATTGCCGCGGCCTTGGTTGGTCAAGAGCTGATTTTTCGCGCGGCAGCGCCGATAGGTCACGTTTGCCGAAGTGTCATAGACCGAAAAGGCGCCATTGAAGTGATTTTCGCAATCAACGTCCTCGACAATCACACCATTGGTATGCTCGACCATGAACGCGACGCCGGTTGGCGATGATTGACCTTTCAGGTAGCCGCGTCTGAATGTCATTGCCCCCGTGCAATAATGGACGCTGCAACTATCTTCCGGCCAACTGTTGTTGATATCATTCTCGACGGAGAAATCCTCGACCGTTGTCGTCGCGGTGCATTGATTGAGTTGGAACAGATTGCCGCGGTAGGGACTGGTTGCCATCCCGCGAACGTTATGGCCTTCCAGAAAGCGAACAATAAGTGTCCCGCCGATGATGTACCCGTACAGACCACACCCGCCTGTAACCTTGATACGTTCGAGAAGGGTTGTCCCGGATGTTCTCGACAGCTCCATGTTTTTGACTTCGCCTGACGTCGGCGTTTGCCCCGATGGCGACGACGTGTTGATGAATTCGAGATCCTGAAGTGTCAGGTTGACCGAATTTGTTGCCAAGAGGCCGACATCGGCGGCGTGCCTGATGATGCAATTGCGAACGGTAACACCAGTGAATGCGCCAATCGTAACCCTGCCCGTGATGTTCCTGTTCTCGATCACCTGGTTGTTTGATGTCACCGTGATGGAGCCTGAATTGGTCAGCGGCGGCAGCGCCCCGCCCTCGGCTACATCCGTTACAGTCACCAGGACGGTCTTGGCGTCAAACAGTCCTTGCGAGTCCGTAGCCCGTACCGTCACCTCGTAGACATTATCGCCGTTAGCGTCTGTCGGCAGCTCGAAATTGGGCGCAGTAATGAATGCCAAGACGCCGGATGTTGCGTTGATGGTGAACTTTGCCGCGTCGGCACCGCCGGTAATCGAAAAGGTAATGGCCATTTTACACCCCAGCCGCCGCTGTTACCGTCATGACATTTTTCTGGTTTTCACCAGCATTAACAGCGATGGCAGAAGTAATCGTTGGAGGCTTTGCGCCCGGTACATCATCAGGATCGGTTGCGGTCACCGTCAGCACCACAAGCTGATTCTCTTTCACTGCGATTGTCGCCGCAGAAGTAATCTGAGGGGGTGACCCTTCAAGAACATCGGTGACGATCACCTGCATAGGTTTTGTTGAACTGAGACCGGTGGCGTCGGCCGCCTTGACGATCACCTCGTAGATATTATCGCCGTTGGCATCTCCCGGCACTTCGAAGTTTGGTGCCACCTTGAACGTCAGCGCGCCGCTCGCGGGGTCGATGTTGAATTTGAGGGCATCGGCTCCGCCTGAGATGGAATAGGTAATAGCCATGGCTCACTTCTTCTTGCTGGGCGGCGAGCGATGCATTGACTTGAAATCGCCGTTCCGCTCGGCCTGGTCGATCTCGTCTTCGAGGTCGTCCGGGTCCGATTTGCCGGCCTTTGCCAGCTTCAGGGTTGTCTTGTCTGTCGGCTTCGGGGCAACCGACACTGTCACCGTCGGCGCAACATACTCGACGACATAGCCGTCCGGGTAATCCTGCTTCAAGGTTTCCGCCGTCGTGAGGGTGTGATCCTCGGGCACCTTGAAGGCCTTGGGCGCACCCTTCCCCGGCTCGTTGATCGAGTGCGACGTGATATCGCCGGGTTTGCGGGCGCTTTCCTTGCTGTTGGCGTTCGGGTTGATGTTGTCGGGCATGGCTGTTGTCCTTACGTGAAGGTCCAGTTCTGGGCTGCTGTGGTAACCACACCACCGGTGACGACGGTCACGGGCAAAGTGCCGGAGGTGGCCTTCTTGGGTGCAGAGGCCGTTAGCGACGTTGAGCTGACATACGTCGTCGGGTATGGGATACCGTTCACCCAGATAACGCTTTGCCGGGTGAAACCTACGCCGGTCGCCGTGACCGTGGCATTGCCGGCGCCGGAGGCCGTGGTTGGTGTGGCCGTCGTCAGCGTCGGGTTGGTGGCCGGCGACAGCGAGGAGGCATGCGAGGCGTTCGGCGTCGTGGTGTAGGCCGCGGTAGAGCCGACCATCACCAGAGCGCCCGTCGCGCCGAGCATGATGGTTGAGGCGTATGACATGGTCGCTGACGTTTCGGTGCCCCTACCCTCGTGCTCGACGCTGGTGCCGTCGCCTTCCGCGGCCGTCTTGACCGCAAATACCGTGGTGTCGGCACCCGGCGAGGTCCAACCGTCATCGGCGTATTCCTGCAAGGGGTCGGTCGGTGGCGTGGTGCCGACGAATGAAAGGTTTGTGGGCGGGGTCGGGTTCTCTGGGGTCACGGTCAGTGCACTCTGGGCCATTATGTTCTCTCCTTTGGTCGATTAGAATGATGCGACACAAGCAAGGGCAATCACCCCACACACGATGAAAATACTAAATCCAAAACCACCGACATCACTTCGATACATGCTGGGAGCAGGGCTGTTCATCTTGGCACCAAAATCCAGAACAGCCAGCAACAGACCAAAAACAGCAAAAATTGCAAATAAGACAGCAAGAATCATCAACGTCCCCTGTACTGACCCGGTGAAAACATCTGGCCCAGTGGGCGGGACAGGTTGTCGAACATGCCAGGCTGACTGACGTTTCCGATGTCGTAAATCGCCTGGTTGATTCGAGCGTAAGGCGCCGGGGGCGGCGGCGTTTGCTGCGCAATGCTGGAGACGCCAGGACTGCCAGGACCGGCGCCGATCCTGCGCCAAGCATCATTCATCTGTGTAGGGGTCGGGCCGCTCGTGGCACCCGATGTGCCATTCGGCCCGCCATTGACCAGCGGCGGCCCGCTGGTTGGCTCGGTCATGCCTTGGCTGCCGGACATGATCGCCGCGATCTGGTCGCGCATGTTGCCGCGGTAGCCGCCGATGCCCGGCACCGGAAAGGCTTGGCCGCTCGCGGTGGACTGGTGCGACACCGGCGGAGCTCCGCCCACGAACGGGCTTGACGGCCCGAACCCCTCCCTCGCCGGAGGCGGGGCACTTGGATCAAAACCACCGCCGCCGCCGATGGTCGTCTGGTTGATCTGGTTACGCAAGCTGCCGCGGTAGTCGCCCGCATAGTTGAACGGGGTGCCACCGCTCTCGAACGGGCTGGAGGGCGCAAAATTCGGCGGCGCGGTCAAACTACCGACGCCACCGCCCGGTGTTGCCCTGTTAAATGCCGGCAACAGGGTGGCCCCGATACCTGGCGCTCCCGCCTCGAACGGGCTGGGCGGCGCCGCCTGAAACCCGCGGCCAGCCGCGAACGGGCTTCCCAAGTTGGTTATCGGGTCAGCACCAGACGTGAACGGGTTGGCGCCGCCGGCATTGCTTCCCGGCGCGGTGGACGGCTGCGGCTCGGTCCCGACGCCGCTGAATTGATTGACGGCATCAATGGCCCTTTGGGGATCGAATCTTGATGGCGGCGGTCCCGGGGGCAATGTCGCACTGGCGCCGGGGTCGTAGCCGGCCCCCGGCGGCATCGAGCGCCCACGACTAAACCCGATCGTAGGGTTCGCCGGAGAAAAGTTGCTGTCGAACACAGCGTCGAAATTCGGTGTGTAAGGAGGAGGCGGGCTGCCAAATCCACCGCCGCCGAACGGTGTCCCGCCACCGCTCAGATTTGGAATCCCCTGCGTGCCGGTGTCGAACGCGGTGGGCATGCGGCCGAATCCACCGCCGCCGAACGGGTCACCGCCACCCGTGTTGAGGTAAGGCACCGGGTCGGTCCCTGCGGTGTCGAAGATGCTGCTGTCGACCGGAACCTGCGTCGGCGGTGCCGGGGCGGCAGGCTTGGCGTTGAAGCCGCCGGTCGCGCGGCCGAAAGCTGCGCCGACCCCGGCGTAATGGGCCGGCTGCGCGCCGAAGCTGCCGCCGCCATACAATTGTGCCTGCGGTATTTCGGCCGCTGCCAGGGTCTGGGCCTGGTTACCGAAATAGTTGTTATTGGCATTGCGCTGGGCGAAAGCGTTGGCGAGGCTGAAACCGGGATCTTGGAAGTAGCCGCTGTTGTTGGTTCCGCCACCGCCGTTGAAGCCGCTCAGGGCTGGAATTCCCATATTGGGAATGCCGGAAACGTCGCTCATGGCACGATTCCCTTACTAGCCGTGGCCTGCTGCTGCTTGAACGCCGCCGCCTGCTGCCGCTCGTTCTGCCGCGCCGCCATATCATTAGCACGTAACTGCTGCTGACGTTCCTGTAGTTCGACCTTCTGCTGGTCAGCCTGCACCTTTACCGCGGTCTCGACCATCTTGGCCTGGTGCTTCTCGCGCTCGTTCATGGCCTTCTGGTTGGCCAGGCCGGCCTTGGCCTCGTCATCCTGGGCGCCTGCCTGCAACTTGGCCAGCTCGATCGCGCGTTGGTTGGCCAATGTAGCCATGTGCTGCTGGTTCTGCATCTGGGCCTTTTCGGCCTCCAGCTTCAGCTTGGCTTGGTCGGTCTTGTCTTTCTGCTGCACCTTCATCTGTTCGACCTGCATCTGCGCCTTGCTCTGCGCGGTGGCGGGGTCGTCGCCCTTGGGCTGGTCGCCCTTGGTCTTCATCAGCTCGACCAAGCCATCAATCGCGCCCTCCATAGCGCGGCCGGCGCGGTACGGGGCGGTGGCGAACTTCAGGATCTCGCCGCAGAATTCTGCGGTCTTGGGCTCGGCGGCAACCATCTGCGCGATCTGCGGCAACAGTTGCGCCAAAACCCCGGTAAATTCGTTGCGCTGCTGCTTCTCGGCCTGCTCGTCGGCCTGGATGGTGGAATCGGTCTCGATGTCGAAGGTGAAGGCGCGCGCGCGGTAATCCTTCACCAAGGTCAGCACTTGGTCGATCGTCGCCTGCTTGCTCAGTTTCTCGACCTGCGCCTGCACCTGGGCCTGGATCTGCTGCACCTGTTCGGGCTGTTGCGCCATCATTTGCTGGCCCTGCGGCGACATTGCCGCCTGCTGTGCCTGCTGCATGATCTGCCGAATCTGTTGCTCGATTTGACGGTTGGTCGGCAACTCGGTCTGCGACATCTCGATCATGGTCTCGGGGTCGAATTTCTCGGTGATGATCTCGATCGTGATCTCGACGAGGTCGCGCGCCAGCCGCACCAGCTCCCCCTGCTTGTCCTTGATGCGGGTCGAGCCATACTGCGATTTCAGTTGCTGCGCGCCGAGCGTTTCCATCGGGTTGGTCGAGCCGCGCATGATGTCGGAGAGGCCGATGATCTGGTAGATATCTTCGATGATTTGCTTGCGCAGCGTAACTAAATGCAGAATGGTCTGCGCGATCACCTCAACCGGCAGCCAGATGATGACTTCCTTGGTCCCGCCGAACGTCGCCCAATTCGAGACCGGCACCATCACCACACCGGGCGTTTTGATCTTGACCGCCGTCGTGACCGCATCGGCAACCTCGCCGCCGCCGGCCGGGTAGAACCCCTTGACCTCGACCGCGTCGCTCAGTGCATGAATACGGCCGGTAAGCAGGTTGATCTCTTTGAGCTGGTCCTTGTACTGCATAACGTCAGGCACGGGAACGAGTGATCCACGCTGAGTCGTCCCGTAAGCTGGCTTCGGACAGGGAAAGAAATTGCGAAGGTGCAGATGCGGGTCGTCCTCATCCAGAATGTCTTCGCAACCTTCAGACACCCAAAGAACTCGTCGATTTTTCTTGTCCCAGACTTCCCAGAACTTTGCCCGTTCTCTGGCATCGGCGCCTCCAACCTCTTTTGCGTCGCGGTCGACCTTGTAGTCGGCTTCCTGATAGGCGTCCCCGGAATATTTGTAAAACCGCTTCCGCGCTTCCTGCCGTGTCAGATAGGAGGCGCCGGCCACCCAGGTCACCTCTCTCCAGTTCCGCGAGATCGAGTGCAGGAAATCCCGCCGATTCTTGAAATCGTAGCATACCTTCTCGTATGGATAATATTCGCCCGGACCGTTGCCGCTCTCGTTGCGGCACCAGACAACGCCGCGATCGAGTATCGCCAGATCGTCACGCACCAGTTTCATCAAATCGTTGATCTCGCCAAGATCGAACGCCACGATCGCACAGCGTTCCACCATCTCGGATGCCGCCTGGTAGACCGGCCGGCGGTCCAAAAACTTCGGCACCACGACCGGCACCGGCGCTTTGGCGTAGATCGAGGGCTTGACCACTTCCATGTTGGCCCAGAACATGGAGAATTCCTTGTCGCGGGCACCAGCCAGCCTCGCTAAATGGGCATACTGCTTATCAATATCATCGCAGTGTTTGTTGTAATCCTCGAAAGCCTCTTCGCTTTCTCTGAGCAGGTTAAGCCACGCCTTAGAATCGTTCGGTTCAATGGTCGGGTTGTAGTCAGCATCATCAAACCTGATGTCGGCGTCGACCGGCTTGTCTGTCACAGAAACAATCCCATTCTAGGCCCTTCCCGCGGTGGCGGTATTACCAGCCCGCGTAGTATCGGCGACGGTATCGGTTTCGGTTCGTTCTTCTGCCTTGCTAGAGCCAGATAACGAAAAGCGTCAGCATAGTGGCTAGTCCAATCATGCAGAGCAGAAGCACGAAAGGCTTTTTTGTCATCGTCCCACTCCCGCCGGTACTGCTCCAGCGCATTGATACCATCCTCGCAGCGCGCATGAAACACGCAAAGCGGCGTCACCCTGCGCACCGCGTTGATGCCGTCCGCGATGGTCGCCATGGGAACCAGCTCGGGGTGCAGCCCCATCTCGACCATGGTCTCGACGCGGGTCTTTCCCGATCCCCATTCCTTTATCTTGGCGTCGTGGGGAACGTAGTCCACGCCCGATCGCCAGCCGTATTTTTTCTCGTGCTGCTCAACCACTTCGGCGTAGTGTTCAAGGCCCACTCCGGAGGCCGAATAGCAATCCAGAATGTAGACTTGGCCTCCGACGTTCTGCCACCACCAGATGGTGGTATCGTCCCGCACGCCGAGGTCCCAAGCGCGGTGCACGGGCCGTGTGTTATCGGCTTCCAGGTCATCTACAATCCTTTCCTCTTTCCGGACATTGGCCATCTCCAGCGCATAGAAAGCGCCGAGGATTGCGGCATTCCAGCTGCACAGATATTCCTGTTCAAACTGCGCCCTGCCGACGTCTTCGCCGTGCAGGGCGCAATATTCGGCCCGTGCCTGCTCCAATTCGTCACTTGAAAGTGCCCCGGTATCGACCGCGGTAAGCAGTTCTGAGAACCATTCCGAGCGTGTCCGTGCGTAGTCGAACATCGCCTTGGCGTGGTTGTGCCCACGCGGGGTCGTGATGAAACTTGCCCACCCGTTGTTTTCCGCCAGCATCGGGCGGTGGTAGGCCCAGGCGCTCGGGTTCGACAGCGCCCATTCCGAATAGGTAATCCCCGCCACACCAGCGCCGACAGTGGCGTCGTATCGATCTGAACCGATGACTTGCCATGTTGCACCGTTCTTAAAACGAATGAACATTTCGTTGTCGTTGGTGGTCTCCCGCATCGCGTGCGGGAACGCCTCATCGATCCGGCGTACCCCGGTGTGGGCGTTGACCGCGGTCCAGATCGCCTTGCGGCCTTGCAGGAACTCGGGCAGGCAGTGCCAGTAGGACGCCGGCCGATGCCACAACGCCACCGCCGAGTGGTGCAGCATGATCTCGTCTTTGCCGGCGCGGCGGTGCCAGATCGCAATCGCCCGGTCGCCGCCGCCCCGCTTGAAAATCCCGTCCTGCAAGTACCGCCACAGCTTCATCTGGTGCCGCCGAGGTTCCCAACCTTTGTGCGGCAGTGAGATGTTACGGGGCATTACGGGTAGGTTCCGTAGCCCGTCGTCGGGTTGTGGTTGTAGTACAAAATAGAAGAACTGATCGGATCTCCCGTCAAATCGATCAGCGTCGAACCCCGAATCAATCGAATGATTTGCGTTCCCGTGTTGAAGGGGATGCGGGTGTGGGTCATACCTGAGGGTACTGCTGTGTCTACAGTTGAGCCACCGGTGATAACGCGCAGCGTTGCTGGCGCAGTCAGCCGCGTGGTGACATAAATCTTGTCTTCAAGATTGAAGAACGCGGTCGTCACGGCGATTCCGGTAATGGTCCGGCTCGAAACGGTCTGCGACTGCCACAGTCGATAAGTACCTACACCACCCGGCGTTCCAGTCAATTGTTCGGCGATCGTCGTACCGGCCGTGACGCCGGAGCCCGTCAACACCTGGCCGAGATACAGCGTCCCTGACGCTATCGCCGTCACCGTCAGCGTGGTACCTGCGATCGACGCGGTGATGCTGGTCGCCGGCGGGGCTAATGCGGCTGGCTGCGTTCGGTAATTATAGAACAGTTCATCCTTGGTGATAGCTGGCGAAGCGCCTGTCTTATACTGCTCGATAAAGATCGCATTAAACTTGGCGTAGCCCACATGCGAGTATTGATGCGGCCACGCATTGACGTCTGGAGCCGTATTGAGCGGCATGTTAGCCGGATCGGCCGGCGTCATGTAGGCTTCACCCAAATCATTCCAGGTGCACAACAGCACCCATACCGGTTTATGGGTGTTGATAATCGAACTCCATTGCGACGCCAAACCCTCGTAGCCATATCGCTCGACAGCCACCATAAAGGTCAAAACATAATTGTTCTGCGTGTAGTAGCTGTTGATTCCACTCATGAATAGCCGGCTATTTTCGCCCATCAACTGTGCATAGGCTTCCGCCGAAACCGTCAAATCTCCCTTCGATCCATCCGAGTTAATCGCCAGGCCATCAAACTGAAAATAGCACAGCCCCTCGGCAACGTTCTTCCACCACGTATTCCAGTCGGCCGAAACCTGTGCGTAGGTTGGGCAATTGGTGTCGACTTGTCCACCTACCGGCCGCCGCGTCTGGAAATTCGGGTAGAACGACGCGGTAAACCCCCCAGAGAACACCGACGCCCAGAACGCCTGGCCCGCCGCCGAGTCCGACGCGGGTGACCCCAATTCGCCGCTGCTCGTGGTCAACAACGGTTTACCGGCGTACCAGAAATAATTGGTGTTGCTGATTCCGGTTGGCGTCGCCGGGGCGGTCCCTTTGAAGGTATTAACCATTGCCTGCACATTCGCCGTCGTTAACAACCCTCCCACTTCCGCAGACATAAAGAGTTTGAACTTCGTCCCGTCTGCGTTGAGCTCCGCAGCTTGTGCCGCCGCGAACATCGCCGCCGCCCATGTCTGGTAGGGAGTATCCCAGGCGCCCGCAGCAACGGCAAAACCGTCAATGCCGAGCGCCTGCGCATCCGTGATGTCCTGAGCATAGTTGGCTTGCAAGTTACCGTAAGTGCTCGTCGCCAAGAAGTAATAGGCGAACACCATCGGTGTTTGGCGCCTGAACATTATGGAGCACCGGGCGCGTTGGCGACGGTCTTGGCGGCTTGCCAGATGCCGGCTTCGAAGAAGTCCCCTATAAAGCCCCCGATATTAATCGTGTAGTTCGGAGCGGTAAACTGAGTGCCGGGACTAACTGTCGAGGTCGACCCATCTACGGACGCGACGGTGCTCGCTCCGTTAAGCTGCGCTGATAATGTGTGCCAAGCATTATCGGTCGCGGTGACGGTAACGAAAGTGCCGGCGTAAATATGGGCTTTGTTGTTTGCGTCACCGGCGCCGATTTGCCAGCCCGCGCCATTTTGTGAAAGAACCGCCCGAAAAACCGTTAAATCACCAGTGCGTTTAAACGCGGCGTATACGGTGGTAACCGCGGACTGCACCGTGCCAGAGGAATTGTTGTAGAGTTGCGTAATTGCGCTACAGCGAACGGCGGGGAGCGAGCCGTTGGCATTCAGGATGAAAGCAGCCCTGCTCCCGTCAGTAGCTTGCGTCAGGTCGAGGGCCGCCCCGAAACTCTTGAGCGCACCGCTCTGGTCATAAAAGGTAACAACCTTGGCCGTCGTCGCCGCCATGAACGTGGCAGCGGTTGCGACGTCAAGGGTGCCATCCGCCAGCGAGTTGATATCGGTCTGCGCGCTGTCCGACGCTCGGACAATGCGTATAGCCTTTGTCCCGCACTTGGCCGCACTGGCCGCCCGTAGGCCCCACCAGCCAAACAGATTGGTTGGATTGGTATCGAGCGGCCCTACGTAGGCGCCGCCCCCGGCCGCAGGCGTGAGCGCGCCGCGCCCGGCGATTATCCCTGGTCTCGCCGGCCATACCATTACGTGAAGTTCCCAATCCCGATGCAGGACACGTTGGCGCCGGTGGTGATCTTCCACGCTCCGGAAACCGAGATCATCCCGAGAGGGATGAAGAACGGCACCAGGTTGGAGACGCTGGTCGCGCCGCCGACAAACACCGGGATCGAGATTGCGTTATCGAGCAGCGTGACCAGGCCGGGGGAGGTCGTGGCCGGGATCACAAGGATGCCAGAGATGTAATCTCCCGTCGCTCCCGTCGCCCCGAGCGCCTGAGCCGTCTGCGAGGCCGCTACCGTTTCATATTCACCCGCGCCGAAATTGGTCAGCGGTGTGTTGCTGACGGGCTGCGCGGTACCGGACGCGACCCCCTGCACGCTCAGAACCTGGGTCGAGGGCGAGCCTGCGGTGCCGACTGTAACCGCCGACGTGACGAGTGACTGCACACTGGCGCTGATCTGTTTCCAGATCGAAACCGCAGAAACCGATGTGGTGTCGGTCGAGACGCTCTTGGCGTCGGTTGGCTCTCCAAAAGGAATCAGCCCCGTAGCAGAACGAATTTGAATCGGAAGAGGTTTCCCGGTAGCCACATCAACGTCGTTAGCCGTACCGTCAGGACCCCAATTGATCTTCGGGCGCGGATATTTAATGCCGCCGATGTCATCATTGGCGAACGTTTCGTTGCCGCTTGCAACGGGAAGCGAGCTATTGTCAACCATGACCAGGTTCCCTTTACCACTGAAGGTGATGTATGCGGACCGCAGTGAAGTTGGTTACGGGAGCAACAACAATACCATTGAACAACGCGGTATCCGTCGCCTCGATCGTTGCCAAGCTGCCGGAAATCGTAACGCCGCCACCGGTATCGAGACTGCCATCCTCGAAGATATAGGTCACCGGAATGCCGAGAACCGGTGCGACCACCTTGGTCACGGCGAGGCCGCGCTTGACACCGGAAACCGCGATCGCCTCGGTCACCGGCGCACCGCGCAACGGCGTCGTCGCCGTGACGTCAACAACGGCAATACCGCCAGAGGCTACGGTGATGACGGCGGTTGCCATGCATTATTTCCTATTTCATCCAGAGACCGGTAAAGGCCAGTGCCAGCAGCACACACGCGACCCCGGCCATATCGCTCGACAGCCACCATAAAGGTCAAAACAATCCCACCATCGTTTCATCTTCGAACGCGCTAAGTGCGACGACGCAAGCAGCAGCCTTGACATCTTCAATCATTCTATCGTCGACCACAATTGTCCCGTGGTTACCTTGATCAAAAGAGCGCTGCATATAATTGGCAAGAGCTACAAGACACTCGGCCAGCTCGTCGCGCTTCTCTTTGCTGCGAAACTTCATGTTTTCCCCACGCAGGCCTGCCGGTAGAACTGCTCGTTGACGAGAATGCGCGCCTTAACCGCCCTTCTCGCCGTGATGGCGCCGTCACCCTTGTTGACGATAACCGGGCCGTAGAGCTGACAAAAACTGTCAACCGTCTCGACATGCGCGCACATCGCCAGGCTATTTAGGCTCAAGATCGCGCAGACCGAGATCAAGTTCCTCGTCCGACATCGCATCGACCTTCTCCTGTATGGCTTTCTTGGAAGAGACTTTGCGGGCGATGTTCAGGGCGGTTTCGGCGATCACCTCGTTCCGGCCGTCCTGCTTCCATTGCTCCTGGCTGACGGCCGACAGGATCCAGTTGACGAACTTCAGAACCGCGAGCACAAGGCCGATGATGTTCATGACAAAAATATCAACAGGGTGCCACAGAGCATCAGCCAGTTTGTATTACCGGTCCAGACCGCCATCCCCACACCAAAAGGGATGCAAAGCGCGAGCAGCGTAACGATAACCGTGATGACGATCTGGTCCCGCGAGAACATCTACTTTGTAACGTTGGCCGGTGTTGCCGTGATCATACTCTGCGGCGCAGTCGGCGACAGCGTCACCGACTTAACGTCGTCCATGGCGGCCACCGTGGAGACAAGCGAGTTCTGCCGCGCCGCGAGGCCACCCCACAACGTTGCGGCCAGCCCGACAACGCCGCCGAGGATCTGCGTCCAGGTGCCAGCGTCTAGCCACGGGATCTTGGCGGCGAGGAGGCCGGCAAAAAATGAAACTACCGGTGCGAGTGTGGTCTGCCATTGGGTATTGTTCATGCCATTCTCCATTCCGTGGTTGAAGTCGGGTTTGTCGGGTTGGTCACCTTGCGTCACTTCGACTACAAATCGGATGTCCGGTTTTTGCATCGTATTCTCTCCCATAAGAGAATGGACGTTCAATTACCGGTATCGTGCTTAGCGTAAAGTTGTCCCTATAGAAACCCCACCACCTGTGTGAGATCACGGTGACATCACGGAACGGGAACTCGGTTTCGCAATTGCGATAACTCAGCCGTCGTTACTCCTGCCGTGGCTTCGGCTTTCTGGAAATGGTGATTCCCTTGCGCTCAAGTTTGGCGAGGAAGGCCAGCGGTGTTACGGTGTGGAGGTCCCCAAACGAGTGGAAGATGTCAGCGAACTTATCAATCAGTTCCTCGCGCTTCTGGCTTTGTCTCTCCTTCATGCGTCGTTCTCCTGTCTCAGCCCCCGGTACAGTTCGTGATGAACCCGGAACCGGTTCAACTCCTCCAACTGCTCGATCCGCTCCCGCAGCTTCCTGATCTCCCCGATCGCCTCCGCCAGAACCTTCCTGCCGTCGTTCCAGTCCTCCAGCCGATCGAGTAGGTCGTCAGCCATATGCCACACATATGGCAGCCAATGCACCCGCCCCGAGCGCAAACCACATCGCGTTCTCTTTCCAGCTATATGGATTGCGTCTCATTATATTTTCCCATCAGACCCTCCCTTGGCCATCACGCACCTTGTCCAACAGGACCCCATACGTCCCGCAGTCCTTCGCCAGCGTGTTCCAGCGGTACCACACCTCGTTCGCCGCCAACTGGTCAAACTTGACGTCCTTCGTAAACCACGGGAACCACCGGTAGGGCGTAACCCGCTCGCTCAGCTCCTCCCGGATAAACGACCCGCACGCACACTTCGCAGAATTGCCCCAATTGTACCGCTGGTCCCGCGGCTTGCCGGCCAGCCACAGAATGAACCGCTCCCGAAGATCGTCCGCAGGCGGATCCATGTGTTTCATGATTTAGGTCCTCTTGCTCGGCGATTGTCCTCAGCGATCGAGGCATCGGCCCACCGGTCACACTCAGCCTCAAGTTCCGCAACCCTGGCCCGTAGCAACCGGTTCTCAGAGCGCAACCGGTCACGCTCCCGAGCCTCTTCCACTCTGATGTCCTGCAAGCGATCAAGTTCGTTCATTGGGCCAAAATCCGGATCATGTCCAAAACGATCCACGGTCCCACCAGCGCCAGCGCAATCCCCATCACAGTTACACAAACCACCGGAATGGCGTGCGCCAGCATCACCAGATCCTTCTCCCGATGCCACTCGGCAAGCGCTACCTCGTAATCCGCCCGGTGTCGCGCATACTCCTCGGCCGAATAAAGCCAGGGTTCCGGCAAGTGAGGCCTCGGACGTATCAACATCCCGGCCTCGGTTTCGGCTTGTGGGTTGGCTTGGGCTTCGGTTTCTTCGCCATGGTTCCTCCCTACTTCTTGGTCGTCGCCGCCTTCACCGCCCACATCGCCGCCTCCTCGTAAGCCGTCTGCGCCATCGCAGCAAGCCGCGGCTCGAGCGCCTTCAGATCCTCGCACAGATCAATCAGGTCGGCCGTGTACCGCTTGATCTTGTCAACCATATTGTCCTTGGAAGGGTTGAAACTCTCCCGAACACGCTCCGCTCCGATGCTCATGTTGCCTCCTGGTTTGTGGTTTCGAGGAAATGATGTGTGGGGCCATCCACTTAAGGATCCTCTGCCGCCCCACGGGCAGCCCGTTATTTTCCTTCGCCAAATACTTTCCAACCACGGTTGCGATCCGGCAACATCTTTTGGTCACGGTCAGCCAACCAGCTCCCTTCAATCCTGACTAACTGGCGGATGCGCTGAAGGATGTTAATCGACGACGTCGGGTGCCCCTCCACTTCGCCGCCCGCAAGGCGGACAACAGCTAGAAGTGCACCCCTTTCCGCCGATAGAGCCGTGCGACAATCAGCCCAAGTGGACAGAATGTTGTCATATTGGTCGTGCCAAGCCCGGATGTCCCCCGCCGTAATCCCCTTAACGGGCTCATCGTCACCAGCCCCCGGATCATCAAAATCCAGAAAAGACCTCGGTACTCTGTTGGTCGCTCTCTCCATGGTTCCTCCTCAAAAGACCTTCCGTCTGCTAGGTTCGAAGAAATGTTCCTTGTCAGATCTCCTCTGACTCGTCAGGGGCGATGGAGGACCAATCGCACCACTTGCCAACATGCTCTGGTTGGACGATTGAACCGGCTTCGGGGTCGCGGAACAGGTCCATCCAGACCTTATCCTTAGCCACCCACGAGATCGGCCCATAAACGCCGATCGTGGTCAGGCCGCCGTGATCTACTGGCATAAGCAGGCATTCCTGCTCATCTAGCGGTAGCTTTTCTTTCGGGTCGAACCATACCGTCATTTTAACCTCCCACGGTGGTTTCAAGGAACTAGACATTACCGGTACAGGAGTCCCATCTAGGGTCCCATAATTCCGGTCGACCGGGGTCGGGGCTCCCCACCCCCTGCATCGAGTTGGGTCAGTACTCCTTACTAGGTCTGACCCTTGGCCCTGCGCTTGCGCATATACTCTCTCATGTAGCCGGCGCGATCAAACTTCGGTTTCGTGGGTTTGGTCAGGAGACGCTCAAGCTCGTCACACAACGCCATGGCGTCAGCGTTGCGAGGCATCGCTCGCCGGACCCGGGCGATTGTGCTGATCAAGAACCCTATTTCCATGGGGGTAGACTACACTCTAACAGATGTTAGTCAAGCACTGTCTAACGTTAGACTTGTTAGAGTTTGGTCTCAAGCAGATACGTCCCAACCAGTAGCAGCATGGCGCTCACCAGGAACCAGGCGTCGAGCTCATACACCGTGGAACCCACCATTCATACAGCCGATCGAGCTGTTTTAGCCGCAAAACAATCCGCCACATCTGCACGTGATGATCATGCTGCATCGTCGGGTTTCTCTGGCTCGGCCTCGATCGTCAGCACCTCTTTGCCCTCGATCACGACAGGTTTTTCATCAATATGTTCAAGGATATGGCGAATTGTGACCTTGATGTCACCGTCGACGGTGTGGTTCTGGTCGGCCTTGCCCCAGCCGCGGTCCAGGATCTGCGTAGCCGCGGCCACACGGGCAGCTGGCGGCGACTGCGTTTGCCTCGCAATCCCCACTAACGTATTGAGCGCCATAGTTGAATGACTACGAGCTGCCATTCTCAAGTCACGCATCGGTTTGGCTTTGGACACTATTTTTGCCTTCAGTTAGTTGAACTGAGCGTTCCCAAATCTGCTGGATTACCGGTGTTTTACCGCCCGTTGTCATCCAATGGCAAAACACCTCTGGCCCAACTCTAAGATCCCAAGGCGGATAAACCATTGGAACACCGCGTAACCAGTTCCAAAAGGCTCTCATTACATCCTCATCACGTACTTGTCATTTGACAATCTATCATGGTCCTGTACATTGATGCCACAAACAACGGCCCTTGGCGGGGCCACAAACCGGAGAGTAACATGAAAGCCCACCGTAAGGACATCAATACCGCTCAGCCGTGAAGCCAGAAAGCGCGCGGCGCAACATTTGTTGATCCGCGGCTTGGCTACCTATGCCGAGATTGCCGAGCTCACTGGCGTATCCCGGCAAGCGGTTCGGCAGCAAGGCGTCAGGCTAGGCGCTGAGACAGCCCGCGAGCTCCACCTAGCTAGGATCTGGCAGAAAGCCTTGCTCATGGCCCCATCACCACCCAAGCCATAAGAATCACAAGCCATGAAATAGCCAGTGCTGCTGACATATAGATCCAGTCATCCCTGTTGAGCGGTTCCATTGCTGGCTCCCGCATTGAGAACGCGAGCGGCCTCATTTAGCTGATTTACATATTCCTTGAGGGCTCGTAACACCTCCGGTTCCAGCGCTATCGTGTGGTCGCCATTCTCGCGCGGAGTCCGCAGCCAGATTTGATAGCCGTCGAACGATGCATAAACGCCATCCCCTAGATACTCTTCCCTCATTGCTTCCTCCCGATTGCTGTCTGGTCTTGGGCCGCAAGCCAATTTTTTGTGGCCTCTATGGTTTCCCTGATTTTAGTTTCAAGGTCTTGCATCAGCTCAATTTCACGACGATCGTAAAGCCACAGGACAGCTAGCACCCTTCTCGTTGTCCACATAAATCTCATTTCTTTCCTCCCGTCGCTTGTTAGGTCTGGTTCATTTTGCCGTCTGGCATGCGCCTGCCGATGGAGTGCAAGGCCTGCGGGTCGTTGCCGGTTACCTGGCCGCGTTTGCTGCCGTCATCAAAATGCCAATGTCCAGCTGCTAGCGCGGTGAGGATCTGGTCAATCGTCACGCCTTCTACACGGTAGCTGTCTTCAACTGTTGAGATATCCACCCCGCCAAACTCGGTTTCGCACATGCGCGTCACCATATCGAAATTGATGGCCTGCCTGTCGAAAATCATGAACATGAGCGACCTCGCATAGCGGTAACGCTTATCAGAAGAGTGCGCTTCTGCGCCCTTTTGTCAAGCGTGCTCCATTGCCAGCCATGCTGACGTTATTTTCACGGACGCACTGCGCAGCGAATCAAGCACGGCCTGCCGCCCGCGGTATGGGCTGTTGTAGCCGAGGAAAGAGCCCACCGTGGTTATGTTGTGTTCACTAAGTACCACGCTGGCCAGCGCCATGCGCTCCAGCGCCAGCAATCCACGGCCTGCTGTTTCAAACATATCGCGGTGCCAGATCACCTGATCGCCGCCGCCGCCTTGCTGGCCGGATACCATCACACGGTCGAGGTCGACGGCCCGCAGGCTCCCTGACTGGTATCCTAAAAACCAGTGCAGCCGATATTTCGCCAAGACATGGAATTGTGTCTCGGTCAGTTGCCCCCGCGCGCGCGCCTGTTCCAGCGGAGCATCAAGCATCCGCACAATCCGGTGCGCACCGTCGCCGCCTATCTGGAAGTCACCGCCCGCCTTTGCTAGACGTTCCTGCGTTGGCATGGCACTCTCAGACAGGGCCGAGGATTGCGAGCGCGGCCCGCTGGTGCGCTTTGCCGTCTTGCCTGTCTTCCTCCACGCCCTTGCCTTTGACACGCTGTGCGCCCTCCCCTGTTGATTTAAACGGCATCTGACGCGGTTATTCTTTCAGCCATTCGTATTGCCCCTTCGGAGCCTTGGCTGGCTGGCATGTGCAGCAGCCATCCTGCTCGACGATTGCCCAGCCGGTTTTGCTCCAATGGCACGGTTCGACGCGCTGATCATCCCGCGGCTTTTGTATCTTTGCCCGCTGGATTTGCCGGCGCCACGATTTGACAAGATCGCTCATTGGACCCCCTATCGCAGGATGCAGTTGCCGGCGTTCATCTTGGCGAGGTCGCTGGGCGCAAGAAATATCCCGGCTCTGCGGATAGCGTTGCCGGTTACCGGGTCATAGGGCTCGCCGACCTTCGGCATGTTCGTCGGGAACGTGTTGCGGTCGTGCTCGGCCCGCCATAGGCCATAATCCCGCAACGACAGCGCCAGCCGGTCGTGCAGCGCCATGTCGTCAGCTCGTGCCGGCGGCGTCAACAACGCCGCCGATGCTATTGCCAACACTATCAACTTGTTGATCTGTCTCATGTTGTTTCCTCCGTTGGTGATAATTTTTCAGCCATTGCCTTGATTTTTCAAGGCGGGCTAGGTTCTCAGGCTTGGTGCTGCCGGTCCGTAGGCCGGATGTGTAGGTATCAGCCCCGGAGATTGCGGCATCACTGCTTGGCAAACGCTCAGCGGTATTCTGAGGCGTCACGCGTTCCGGGGCTGATTTCTGCGACTCCCTTACCGAGCCGTCTGAGGGGTCGCGGATCATGCTGACACCTGCGCGAACATGCCGGCATCGTCCTCAATCCGGCGTTGTGCCATAGCGGCATAATCCGGGTTTAGTTCGATCAGGATCGCGTGGCGGCCCTGGCGATCAGCAACCATGCCAGTCGTCCCAGCACCTCCGAACGGGTCTAGGACCGTGCCGCCGGCGGGACAGCCAGCCTTGATGCAAGGTTCGACCAGCGCTGGCGGGAACGTCGCAAAGTGGGCGTCCGCGTATCCCTGCGTGGTGACTTCCCACACGCTGCGCTTGTTGCGGGTATCGGATATTTTTACGAAAGCCTCATTACCTGTCCCAACAACGCCTTGGCGTTTCCCGTCATAGGTTAACCGCCCCTCGCCGGCCCGATTGTCGTCGGCCCATTTGGCCGCTTCCTTGATCGCCGCCGCATTGTAGTAATACCGCGCCCGCTTGCTCATCAAAAAAATATACTCGTGCGCCTTGGTGCAACGGTCGGTGACGCTTTCCGGCATCGGGTTGGGCTTTGACCAGATGATGTCCTGGCGCAGATACCAGCCGTCAGCCTGTAGGGCGAAAGCAACGCGCCACGGCACGCCAATCAGGTCTTTCTGCTTCAGCCCAGGTGGCACATCTGCGACAGCCCGCTCGTAGTTGTCGCCAAGATATTTCTGGTTCTTCCCGCCGAACCCGCTGCCGCCCTTCTTGTCCGACCGAGCATAGCTATCCCCTAGGTTCAGCCAAAGCGTGCCATCATCTCGGAGGGCGCGGCGCACCTCCCGGAACACGGCTACCATTTCCGCCACGAATGCGTCAGGCGTTGACTCCAGCCCGATCTGGCTATCGATCCGCAAGGCTCCGCAGTGGCGGCAATCACCGCCCATCGATCCGACACCGTCCCGATTCCGTTGTGCGCGGTCGTCCACTATGCCATCAGCTCTGCCTGCCCCAGGTCGGCCCTGCTTGTGATCGCACTCCAGATCGCCGCCGGCCCATTGCGCCGTTCCATAATCCCGCAAACCAAAATATGGCGGCGAGGTCACGCAACAATGCACCGATTGCGCTGGCAGCGTGCGCAGGATCTCACGGCAATCGCCCTGTCGAATTACCACCGTCATTGCTTCCTCCCCGAGATGCCTGCGAGAGCCTCCTCACTCAGCGACAGGTTCCCTTTGGCCAGCCCTCTCTCAACAGAGAGACTAGTAGTAGTTATCTTCTTATCTGTATCTGGTCGTTTTGCCATAACAGTAGTAACACCGTTACGTAACGCCCTTAATGTAGCTATCTCTTCTCTCTGCCGCCTGCGGAAGTTCCGTTGTCGCTCCGCGTTGGTCTGATCAGTCTTATCTGTCTGATATTGCCACTGATTCCAGTCGTGCGGGACAAAGCTGCCATCCTCGCGCTGGTCGAAAAGATTCTTGGCAACCAGCTCGGCAACAGCAGCGTAAGCTCGACGTTTTGTCATCCGAAGTTTGACAGAAATCGTATCAAAATCAGGCAATACGCCACCGTATTCGTTCGCCACGCAATTCAGGTTGAACCAGTTGCGGTGTTCCTTGTTGCTCAGTTTGATCAGTTTGGCGTTGTCAACACAGGAATTCTGCGCTCGCCACCAGCGGCCGGGTTTCATGGGTTCCGCCTCTTAATGATGCGGTATGGCTTATATGGACTGGCGTACACCTCAAGCCAGCCCCACCAATACGGGTTTGCAAATGAGTGGCGAACGATAAGAGCTCGCGGGTCACCCATCATACATCCATAGCCGCCGTGTTCCGCACCGCCTCGGCAAGCATATTGCGAAGATCATCCCTACTGACATTGCATTTCGGGAAGTTCTTGCGGTAGCCGGCTGACGTCTTGGACATGCCGGACGAACTGAGGAAAGCGCGGGTTGCCTTCTGCTGCTGTTCCGATCGGGTGGGATGGGGTGGGCGCGCCTTTGGTTCAGCCTTCTTCTTGGCAAAGCTCTCGTTTTTCTTCCTGGCGTTGGTCCTGTTGCGGCGGTCTAGTTTTCTTTGAGCCAGTATTTCTGGCGGAAGCTGCGGTAGGGCATTGTTCCTAATGCGCGAAGCTCTTCCTGAGATTGCACAGCGGGTGTATGATGTTCCGTGACCCTTGTTAATCAGGTCTGCAATCTCGGAAAAACTAAACGGTGTCGTCGACAACAGGCAGGTCAGCATTTCTGAATGTGCTGACGGCCATAGGGTTTTTGGGTTTGACATTGTTTGCCTCGTTGTTTTGTTGTTGCTCCATGGGAGGCGTGAACCAATCCTCAACTGCTTGCTGAATGGTCAGAGCGAGATCGTGACACGCCTGCTCGTAAGCGTAATCGTAAGGCGTTGAGTCCTCGCTGATCGGCTCGTCACGCAGAAAATGTTCTGCCAGTTTATAGCAAGCTGGATCATAGCTCTTAGCCATTGTTCACACCTCCCATCCCGTAATGAATGGCCTTGCCGATCAGGATGCCGAGCGCGAGGTTCACCAGAAGCCACACGACGCCAGCGATAATCCAGATCATTCGGCACCCTCTAGTGACTGGTAGTCGTCAGCAGTAGACTGGCCCTTTGTGAACTTCCTGATTGCCTCGATGGTATCCCAATCGGGGCGGCATAGCCGGCGGCGGATGCGGCTGACGGTCGGCCGCGATCGCTTGATGCGCAACGCGACCGCGTCATCATCAAGATTGTGGAGCGTCATATAATCTGAGAGGTGCATAACGGGCATTGTACGCTATGTGTACCGGTAGTCAATTCCTTTGTTGAAAATTATTTGTACGGTTAGCGCACATTTCCGCTTGACGCCCCGGTACGCGAGGTGCACATTGCCCCTATCGAAACGGAGAAGCAAGATGATCCCGAGCACCAAGCAGAGGAAAACCGACAAAGCACAACCAACCATAGTCGTCGACGGTGTGAGCTACAAAATCCCAGCTTACTTGCGTGATGCAACCGACGAAGAAATTACCCGCGTCATCCGCGGCTGGAGAAAATCACAATGACCCACACCGTCCCGAGCGCCAAGCAGATGGAGGACAGCCGACAGACCCACTATTTTCGTGATGCCGACGATAACCGGCTGGCTGTCGTCACCGAATTTCGTCAGGGCTATGAATACGGAGCCGGCGAATATGTTGCATGGGTAGAGGGCGAGGAGGATGGCCTAAACGGCGTCGGCAGCACCATGATGGAAGCGATCGCTGACCTTGCCGCCCTGATCGAGGAAAATGCGTAGCACACTAAACCAAAATGGAGGATTAACATGGAAATCAACGGCAAAAAGGTTGTAGACGCGACCAAGCCCATTTCTATCCATATCACCGCGCGTGACGCCATAGACGGCGCAAACAAGGACCCGGCAGGCTGCGCAGCGGCGCGTGCCGTGAAGCGTGATTTGCATTGCGTCAGCGCCCGCGTTCACATCGGCCGCGTCTACGTCGAGACCCCCAAACAATGGGTTCGCTACCACACGCCGAGATCGCTCCGAACTGAAATCATCGCCTTCGACCGCGGCGGTTCTTTCGAGCCGGGTGAGTACAAGTTGGGGGTGCCTGAGAAGAATAGGCACGTTCGGGTGGAAAAACGAACGGGGAGGACCGGAACGAATAAAGATGCAAGCGCAAAGCGCCGCAAGGTTTTGATTGCCAAGGTCAAGCGCCACGAAGTCACCGGCATTCGCCCGAAGGGGGCCAACAGATGACCGCCCATCATCATATCGCCGACTATATACACCAGCCGCCAGAGGTGTTCATTACCTGCGAAGAGTGCTGCGGCGAAGGCGCGATCGAGGTCTGGGGAAGCGTCAGTCGCTGGTCTATTGACCCGCCATGCGCTCACGTCATCCCCTGCCGAGCCTGCGATGGCGTAGGCGGATTTATTTGTGAGGCAACATAATGACCACCCAGCAACTCGACATAGTCCCCACCATCCCTGAGCCCGGCGGCATCGTTCAGATGGAGCCGCGCGCCGTCACGCCCATGGACATGCTCAACCGGGCTGTGCAGTCCGGCGCCGGCCTCGACGTGATCGAGAAATTCATGGGTCTGCAAGAGCGTTGGGAGGTAAATCAATCGCGCAAGGCTTTCGACAACGCCATTTCGGCGGCCAAGGCTGAGATTCCGAACATTACGAAGAACCGGGAAGTTGATTTTACATCGCCGAAGGGCCGAACAAACTACCGCTACGAGGACTTGGGCGAGATTGCCCGCGTCGTCAACCCGATCCTCGCGAAATACGGCCTCTCCTATCGCTACCGGACGGCCTCGCCGGCCAACGAGCCGGTTACTGTGACTTGCATCGTATCGCACCGTGACGGGCATTTCGAGGAAAACACGCTATGCGCTGGTCGGGATGACAGCGGAAACAAGAACAGCATCCAGGCTATCGGTTCGACGTTGACCTATTTGCAGCGGATGACACTCAAGGCAGCGCTCGGCCTCGCCGCATCGAACGACGACGACGGCAAGAATACCGGCGCCAAGATCACCGAGCAGCAAGCGAAGGAGATCGCCGACAAGTGCGGTGAGGTATCCGAAACCTTCCATGAGAACTTCTGCACCTACTTTGGGGTAGATACCATCGCAGACCTGCCCGCAAAGGAATATCAGCGCGCGCTCGTCGCCATTGGCAAGAAAAAGGGAGCCGCAAAATGAGCGACATCATCCAAGGCTCAGACGAGTGGAAAGAACTGCGCCGTGGCAAGGTCACGTCCTCCCGCGTCGCTGACGTGGTTGCCCGGACCAAGACTGGATATGGCGCCAGCCGCGCCAACTACATGGCCCAGCTCATTGCCGAGCGCCTGACCGGCACGGTAGCGGAGTCATACACCGACGCCGCGATGCGGCACGGCACAGAGACCGAGCCCGAAGCCCGCGCCGCCTATGAGTTTTACCAAGGGGTAACGGTCAAGGAAGTTGCGTTTGTTCCGCACCCTAAGATCGACCAAGCTGGGTGTTCCCCGGATGGCTTGATTGGCGATGAATTCATGGTCGAGATCAAATGCCCCAATACCGCGACACATTTGGAGACGCTTCTAGTCCGATCAGTACCCGCAAAGTATGTCGACCAGATGCAGTTTCAGATGGCCTGCACGGGCCGCAAATGGTCCGATTTCGTTTCATACGATCCCCGGATGCCCGAGAACATGCGCCTGTTCGTCAAGCGCCTACCCCGCGACAACAAGCGGATTGCCGAGCTGGAGGCCGAGATCGCCGCGTTCCTGCTGGAAATGGCAGTGAAGCTGTCCGAGTTGAACAGCCTCTATGGCGAGAAGGATGCTGCGTGATGTGCTATTGCATCAAAACCGCAAACGAACATCTGGCACAGTTCAACACGAAAATTGAATTGCCGATATGGACAAGCAGCGGCGTTCGGCCACCGTTTATTCTGACGATGAAGATTGACGCGAAGAAGCGCGGCAAGCCGAAAATGATTTTCGCGAGCTGCTGCCCGTTCTGCGGCGTAAAATATCCGACCTCAAAAGAGAAAGCTGCCTGATGGCCCGCGCAACGCTTGTCCTTGTATCCCCCGAGATCCGCGAGAGAGCTGCCCGTTGGGTCGCAGAGCTGCCGGACGGCACGCGGGTTGACTTCAAGGGGCCTAGTCGCTCGTTGCAGCAGAACGACAAGATGTGGGCAATGCTGACCGAGGTTGCCACCCAAGTCACTTGGTATGGAGACAAACTGTCGGCCGATGACTGGAAGATGATATTTATAAATGCACTCAAGCGTGAACTGCGTATGGTTCCAAACTTGGACGGCAGAGGGGTTGTCGTTGTTGGCCAGTCGTCATCCGACTTGAGCAAGAGCGAGATGGCCGACCTTATCACGCTGATCGAGCAATTCGGCGCGAACCATGGGGTGGTGTTCCATGACTAGATCAGTACCGGAATGGATCTCAAAGCATGATAACCAAGCAATCCCTCCTCGCGTTAGGGTTAGGGTTTTTGATCGGAACGGCGGGCGCTGCCATCTTACAGGTCGCCGAATCCGGGCGGGTGAAGCCTGGGACTGCGATCATGTTGTTGCTCTCGCTAATGGTGGCGAGCATCGCGAAAGCAACTTGGCGCCAGCGCTGAAGGCTCCGCACCGCGAAAAGACCAAGGCAGACGTCGCCGAAAAATCGTTAACGGCCCGCAAGCGCAAGAAGCATCTTGGCATCAAGAAGCCGCGAACAATGACGCGCTGGCGCCGATTTGACGGCTCCATTCGAGAAGCGGGTAGAGAACGATGAATGGACAATCCCAACCCACAATCGAGGAACGGCTGCGCGAGCGCCACCGTGTCGATTCCGACCTGATGTGGCCGCCGCCGTCAGACCTTGATCTTCTGGCGGCGGCCGAAATCGCCACCCTCAAAGTCCGCATCTCCGAACTCGAATCCAATGAAGCGGCCTACAAATCCATCCTCGGCGAGCGGACTTATAACGAGGTGGCAGAGCATATCAGGGGGTTGGAGGATGCGTTGCGCGATGTCATTTGCTGATACGCGCCCCGAACAGACGGAGAAATAGCGATGGAATCCCTTCCCGACCAACAGAACCAGATCAACGAACTGCGTGCCAGAATTGCCCGGCTGGAGGCCGCTCAATCGCAGAGATCGAGGTGCCCAGGCTGTGATGGGCATGAATGCGACAACGGATGCGCCTACCCAGGCGCGCTCACGCGCCCTGATGGAAACAGCAAATGAGCGAAGCAGCAATCATGCAGGCGGCACGCGAAGCGGCGCCGGACAATCGCGTTTATAGGTCAAGCGGCGACCTGTGGACTGATGGGCCGATCAACCTGAGCAAGTTTGTGCGGTTTCTTGCGCGGCAGCCTTATGTCGAGAAGGCAAAGGAGCGTCGCGAACTTGTGCGAAGTCCGCGAGGGCAAAATGACTGAAACTTGGTTTGACCCGATTGATGTAATTGCTGACACGCTGTTTGACGAAGGCGATGCAGTTCTGGCCCTGCTGGAGAACGGTGATACCGTATCGCTGTTTTACGGCCAACTTTCCGACGGCGAAGATGACGATTGGACATGGATGGGCTTTTACAACGAGGACGGCGAAGAGGTTTTCAATGCCGACATCAAGTCCGTCCGGCTAAAGCCGGAGTCTCCGGCTGTCCGAAACAGTGAAAGGAAACTATAAATGAGCGAGCCCAAGCCATGGGCGCCAGAACGGCGATCCCGCGTCAAAGCTAAGTTGGACAAGGAAGCGGCCCGTGCCGCAGCTCGCTTGGGGGCTCACTCGGTATGGATTATAGCTACCTTTGCTGACGGCGAATTCATGCACCTCCAGGATGGCGGTTCGTCACCGTGGCCGCTCAAGGAGCTATACCAACAAATGCTTCGGGCCACCGAGATGAACGAGATCGCTGACGATGACCCTGGGTTTGTCCAATAGCCCAGACGAATGGAGACGGAAAGTGGCTGATGAGCCGGGCGGGAATGACGCTAAAATCTATATGGAAATATGCGCCTCTCTGATGACGCACTTCGGCGAAACGGAGGTTGAAATTAACCTTAGCGATGTGCCGAACAAACCGTTCCAACTTTGGCGGCGCTTCGATGGTGAAATACTGGTTGTGCGTCTAGTCTGGGAAGACGCTCCGTTGCAGAGTGGCCAATGAACGAAAAAGAGCCCGACCCCATGGCAGGGCCGGGCAAGTCTCTCTGGGAGGCGTCAGACAACCGGCGATTTACCGGCGCCTGCCGGACATCAGCGGGGCGTTCGGGTCCACTGGCGGGTCGGTGGGCGGGGGGACGTTGGTATTGAGCGCCGCGTCCATGGCGGTGGCGTCCGCAGTCTCGACGGTGAATACTTCGTCGATAGCCGCCTGGATTTCCGGCGTCATCTGGTTGGCGAGTGCCGCTTCCAGTTCCGCCTTCTTTGCATCGAACAGCGCGATCAGCGAGCCGGTGCGGGTGCTGTTTGCCTTGACGACGTCAAGGGCTTCCTGAATTGTAGCCACGGGTGGTACTCCTTTGCTTACACCTGGGAGCCGCCAGGAGCGGTTTTATCCTGCTTGGCGCTGTCGATCTTCACGTTAGTACCCTTCAGGATATTTGTGAGCTGATCCAGCGCCCTCTGGTCCTTGGGCGACAGCCGCGTCGCCCGGTCTTCCAGCATCGCCTGGATCGCTTCGTTTTGAATGATGATGTAGTATTGCATTTCCAGAAGGTCGATCGCCCAATGCGGGACCTCGCGCCATGAATCATCTCTAGACATCGCCGGATTCCCCTTTCTACTCATTCCCTCGTTCATTCCGCCCTTGCTGGAGTCCGGCTGCCCTGCCTTCGGCAAGCGACGCTTTCGCAGTCGCGTCGACTAGCGCGTCCTTCATAGAGTTAGTGGCTTTCTCGATTGTCTGCACATTATTGGCGACGTGCGTGATGCGTCTGGCATTGATCAGACTGGTGACGAACGCACCGAGCGCCGTTAGGAAAGTGGCTGATGCGACGATAACGTTTGCTATGTCGTTAAGTTGCATGGCTACTCGCCTCCTTGATAAGTTTCCAGGTAGACGGTCCTACGATACCATGTGCAGCGATACCATTCTTTAGCTGCACCTGCACCACAGCCTCGGCCGTGCCGTAGCCAAAAACGCCGTTCACCGGCAGGTCCAGCATGCGTTGCAGTTCCTCGACGTCGTCGCCTTCAATCCCATAGTGGAGGGTGCGCGCGAGAATTACGTCAGCACCGGTGACTGGCTTTACTGGGACAGCGCCAACGGTCCATGCGTGCGTAACGTCCTCGCCCCTGTTTACCACCGAGATGTGACAGTGATGGGCGTGGGCGTTGGAACCGCTGTAATCTCGCCACTCTCCCGGGGATGGCCCGGCCGGGCCAGAACCGATACGCCCGTTGGATATGACGTATTTCAATCTGGGGTCCTGCGCGGCTAAAATCGCATCGGCGAACTTCCACGAATCGAACCCGTTGGCGGGATCATGCGTAAGGTCGACCGCATGCACGATGCCGCGCGAATCCGGGTTGTGGTCAGACGGCCGGGCGGCGTGGGAGGTATCGCCGATCCAGCCGTCCGACGCCTTGCTGCGCTTAGGCCATTTTTCGTTAACCTGGGCTCTAAGTTTATCCAGCGATTTTGCTAGCCGGTAAGCCACTGCCCTAGCTCCCGTAATACTCGGTGACGATGATGCAGCCGGGTGCGCCAGCACCGCCCACAGCACCAGACGTGCCGGCATTACCGCCATTGCCGCCATTGCCGATCTGGAACCCATAAGCCGAGTTCGGGCTGTGTATAATATGGCGGACGTAACCGCCGGAGCCGCCGCCGCCGCCGCCGCTGATGGTTGCGGCAGCGCCGGCGCCGCCTCCACCAGAGCCGCTGGAAGCGACTGCGCTCATACCGACGCCGCCACCCGCGGCACCGCCATCACCCGCGCCGCCGAAAAATGAAATGCCGCCCATGCCGCCTTTGCTGTTGGCCAGCCCGGAGGCGTTGCCGCCGGCACCACCGATTTTGTTAACAAAACCGCCGCTTGGTGTGCCACCCGCGCCACCACCAGTGGTGACGCCGCTAAGAGCCTGACCTGATGACAGGATTGGCCCGGTGCCAAAAGTTGTAAAACCCCCATTGTTGCCGCTGCCTGCTCCGGTCCCCGAACCGGCGCCGCCGGCCCCACCACCAACCAGTTCAATTTCGATCCAAGTGACGCCGGCCGGTGTCGTGTAGGTGCCGGTCGCGGTTAGATATTGCGCCGTTGGCCCTTGGAACAGGTTGGCCTGCGCTTGGCGCTTCTGCGTTGTGGTTAGGGATTGCGCTATATCATGGCGCACGGCGGCGGCGGCTAATTCAGTAGAGTCTATCGCAGTTGCGTCGACATATTGCTTAGTGGCAATGCCGAGCGCTGCTGTCGGATCAGCCCTTACCGACAGCAGCCCGGTGGAACGTGGGGCCGAAAGCACCGCGTCAATTTGTAAACCGGCGTCATTATAGCGGGACAAGTTGAAGTCGGAGCCGGAATTGCTGCCACTCTCAGGTGTGGTGTTGCCGAGTTGAAGCAGCCAACGCGCTGACCCGGCAGCGCTGCCTTGAATACCTGCGAGATGCCCGTTGGCCACCGGTTTATTGACGACGACGACAGGATCATCGTTCAAAACAGTCAAGTTTCCGGTCATGGTATCGCCGGCGGTATTGACGTAGCGGGTATCGTTGAGTGTGTTCTGCGACGTCTGGTCGAAGTCAGTGGACCAAGCGCCCCACACGCCAGCATCCTTCTGCCTGACATACATTTGCGGCGGTGTACCGTCAAGGTCGCGCGCTTCGATGAAGAGGTTGTTGCTGTCGACCACATAGACGATACCGGCAAATGCGTGACCGCTTACAGGCGACCCGGTCGCGCTTGACGCCGAGTAAAACGAACCGGCTACAAATACGTGGCTATTATAATTTGTAACAATCTGTGAAGCCTTCTCGGCACCGAGCTCGACCAGTGCCGCGTCGGCACTAATAGCACCAGTGCCGCCGGCAAGGATCGGCCGCGGCAAGTTAAGATCCTGCTCTATGTCCGCAATGAATGTGTTGTATTTCGCACTCTCGATCACGGTGTCAGGCACGCCCTCGGTGCCCGGCGGGGTGCGGTAGACGCTTGAACCGTCGCGGGGCATTAGAGTTTCTCCTCTTCCGCCGGCGTATCGACCAAGATGCGCCGTAGCCTGAATTGATTCAGAACCTCATTAGTGAGGGCATTGCGAGTGGCCTCTGGGAAATTGCCAAGGCCCGGCCCGGCTACTTCCGGCGCCATGGCGGCGCGGTGCCGGTATAATGGCGAATTCATCGCCATACGTTCGGCCAGTGCGTCGGCTTCGCGCGCCATGCCCTGGTTGAGATTGCGCTTAAGCAGCATCGATGCCGCTGGAACGCCGATGCCTACGGCAGCCGGCAACAGATCACCGGTCATATACCCGGTGCCAAGTCCGCCCATGCCATAAGATCCTGCCGCCCAGCCGCCACCGCCGCCGCCGATATTGCTCAGTGTACGTTTGAAATCCGCCACGGAATCGCGTCGCGCGGTGGACCTTATGTCAGCCTTTTCCGCTGGGTTGTACCATTTGCCTTCGGCGCTAGAGGGTGCGAGTAAGTTAGTAAGTTTCTGGCCGTAGGTGTTGGCAACGTTATTGCCAGAATTGGCGACTTGGGCGCGATCACCGGCATACTGGTTTTGCTCTTCAATGGTCTGGGTGCGCTTGCCGGCCCGCCAGTCGCCGCGCGCCCGCGTAAGCAAGAGTGCGATCCGGTCGCGCTCGGGCTGCCCGCCGCGGGCCATAGGTGCTGTTTGCATGTAGTCATCCAGCCATTGACGAGCTTGAGAAGAGCCCGGCTCGCGAACACCAGTGAGTTGCTGGCGTAGATCGTCAATGTTCTTGGGGCTGACGGTGGCGGTAGTGCCGGGTTGGTTGGCTTGGTTTCGGCCTCTGCGGGCAAGATTAAGGGTTTCCCAGACGGCAGGCGATTTGACTGGATTGGTAGTTGAAAGGAGTCGCTGTTCCAGTGCATCCAAACCTCCCCAAAAATGCGGCGCTGGATAGTCTATCGGAACCCTGTGCGTTTGCCTGTAGGAACCGCCTGAAGATGCCTTCAACTCTGCCGATCTAGGTATGGCGGCTAAAGAACGCGGTGCGACATCGGCAAAATGCCCAAAAGGCGTACCAACCGCGGCACCAAGGGCACCGCCGACCAGCGCATTTCTGGCATAATCTTGTGGGTTTTCGGAATATGTGTGCCCAGCGGCTTGACCAGCGCCAAGCAACCCACCTTCCAGTCCATAACCGGCCATCCTCGCAGCCGTGCCGCGCAAGCCTGCCTGAGCCCCACCAAGCGCTGCACCTGTAGCACGCCCGATCGCTCCTATTCCTGGTACGTAGGCCTGGGCGGTGCCGCCGGCGACATCGCCCACCGCTGAGAGAAATGGACTGCGTTCACGGCGCATTGCACTGTCAGCTACGGCTTGGTTGACACCCTCGGAATAGCTTGGTGCCCCACCAGTAAGGGCACGGTAGCCACCCTCCAAGCGATCCCGCATACCCATCGAAAATGTGTTGGAAGCGGCCTTGGCGACGTCGGCAACGTTGCTGCTAAACGTTGACGGATGCGGGGCGCTACTAAATCCTGTTTCGTAAGGATTGCCGGAAATTGGCACACTAGGCGTGCCCGCTGATGGTACGATCGGTGCCCGCGCTGGGAGTTTGGGATCATAATCATCATCATAAGGGTTGTTGCTGGCCATCAATCCCCCTTGCCTTGGCGCCGTTGCGCCCGCTTGAGCCGCGCGATCTCTAGCTCGGCGGCGCCGGGACCGTAAACATCGTTAAAGAATTTCTTGTGCTGCTCTGCGTCCGGCCCGCTGGCGTTTTTCAGGAACATCTCCAGCTTGTCTCTTGGTATTGTCGCGCTGCTGGTCTTGTAGTTTAACTCGGCCTTTTCACCGGACAGGTAGCGGTCGACCTTCTCCTCGTAGCTGTTGATCTTGCGGTGGTTGATCTCGGCAGCGCGATCCATGATTGTTTGGATCGTCTTCATTTGCAGGTTTGGGTCGGAACCCTGAATGCCCTGCGCGATCTTGACATCGATGTTAGATACCTGTGAGCCGCCCTCGCCGTTCACCGTCTTGATTGCTTCCGACAGCCCAGCATCCAGCGAGGCTTTCATGATCTCGGTGTTGGCGGCCAGATCGCCCTTTAAGCCGTTGTTCCATGCCCAGTCCGCAAACTTGGCGCTTGCGACCCGCATGTTGGCGCCGTAACCGGTAATGACGCCGTCACGGATCGCCTTGCGCGCCAATTGTTGGGCGCTCTGCGATTTTATCGTCTGATCGACGCTGAATTTATCTTCATCAAGTCGCTTGTAAAGCTCACTCGGCTTCATGCCAGTGCGACCAACAATACGGGCTTCCTCTTTCTTAATGCTGGCGTCTGCTTGTGCATTTATTAAATCTGCTTCTTTCTTTGGTGCTTCATCCTCTCTTTTACGTTCATATTCATAAGCATCTAGTTTTTGCTTGTACTTTGCCTGCTCAGTTGCCTGTAACTGTTGGTAACGTAGTTTCAACCCACTCTGACGCGGGTCATCGGGGCTGAGTTTGCCGGATAACACTGCAATATCGCTCATTTGCTGGGTCATCTGCGGCGGGTCCGGCTCGACCGGTCGCCTTGCTGGCACGCGAATCTGCTGTTGTGGCGGCGCCTGCGCGATCTGCGGGCCGGCCGGAGCCGCCGGCACGGGTGGCGCGGCAACCGGAGCCGGCCGCGGAGCGAGAGCGCTGGTAATAGCGTCGCGGGCGTCGGGCATTCCGATCGGCGGCGCGTCGCTGGCCGGCTGACCTGAAAAAGCAGTCGGCTGCCCTGTTGGCGCGGGCGGCTCGGCTTGGTTGAGCGCCACACTCTGGTTAAGGCCGGGGTCGACAACGCTGGACTGCGGGCCGGGTGCCGGTGGTAATGCCGTGCGCGCGTACCAGTCTGCTGTTTGAGATACCGGGCCGGGACCGTGAACATCCGGCCGCACATCTTTACGGGCGAAATATTCCCCATTAGGGGCGGTCCAACCTTCGGAGGTGTTGCGCCGCGAATTGGCTGCAACTGTGCCCGAAGCGTTGTCGGTTGCGAGATTGGAAACGTTCGAACCACCGGCAACATTCCCGATTTCAGAGAATAGTTGCGCTCGATAGGCCGGATCACTCTGCACCAGTGCAAGGTGCTTGGCATAGTTGCCTGATCCGTCATGCATTGGCTGGTAATAGCGGGGGTCCATCACCTTATTAACGTCGCCATAGCCACGCGAAACACCACGGTTGAAAACGGTCTCAGCGAGTGCAGTTCTGGCTGAAGAGTTGGGGCCGCCGCGACCTTCCTCGGCACTCATCAGCGCAGCCAGCTTCAGCTTTGCGGCAGGGTCTTTTTCGAGTTGTTGCATGTAATTGGTGCGCTGGTCACGCAGATTTGCCCCCTGATCGAGCGCATTGTAGCCGCCATCCTCGACAGGTGTAGGCGTCCCCGCCATGCCCGGGATTGGCCCGTTTGAGGCGGCCGCGATATTGGCAAGCGGCGGCATATCAGTTGACGGGGCATAAGACATGGGTGTGGCCCCAGCCGCGGTGGCCGGATTGCCCATCGCACGGTTATATTCCGGGCCAATTTGCGCCTCTCTTGCCTGCTCCATCGCATCAAGCCGACTCATCATGCCGCGCTCGCCGATTGCCTCACCGATCGCGCTCAAGCCCTCGCCGAAGGTTTTTGGATAGCGGCTCTTTTCCCCGAGCAATGATTGTGCGATCTTGCGGCGCATCTGCAATTGCTCGTAGGTCGGCACGCCGGCGCCGGGCTTTGTGCCAAAGATAAAAGATAGCGGGTTGGTATCGAGTAAGGACATCAGCTTGCCCTCAGAATGTTACCCATGACACGGTCAGGTTTGATGTACTTGGTGCCGCGGATGGTCTTGACGGCGCCGCGGTCAACCTTTTCGACGTCCTGCGCCATCGGGCCGACGTGGCGGGCCTTGGAGGGATCGGCCTTGTAGGAATACTCGTAGATCGGCAGTTCCTTGTCCTCGCCGCGCGGCGTCGCTGAGAACACAGTGCCTAGCTTGGTTACGTTGTCCTTCGTGCGCTCGTCGCTCATTTTCAAGGCGCCGGCCCCGAGCCCAAGAATGCCCCCCATCAGCGAATTCCACGACTGCGACGCAGTGTTGTAGTTGCTCTGCTGCTGCGCAAAGTTCTGGTTGATAAGGCCGGCAACGTCAGTAGTCGGGATCTGCGAGCTTGGCGTATTGAGGAAATTCGGGCTTTGTACCTGTGACCCCGACAGCAACGAGGTGATTTCATTGATCGGCTGATTGCGCTGCGCGTATTGCTCCTGCATATACTGGTTGCGCGCCGCGTTCTGTGCATTGAAAACCGATTGCTGCTGCGCCAGTTGCTGCGCCAGTCCCTGATTGCCGAAGCTAGCCGCCCCCGCATTCTGCGCATTCTGCTGCGCCTGTGCCTGGTTGGCGAACGAGCCGCGGCCGAGGCCCTGTTCGTATTCCTGCTGCTGCGCTGAATTCTCAAAGCCGGCGCGCTGCGCGGCCATGTCCATCATGCGCTGCTGTTCCTGACCGGCCTGCCCGATCGCGCCGAACCGCGCGTCATTGGCTTGGCGGTTATAGTCGTCCATCGCCGAGGCGTAGGCCTGCGAGCCGTAGCGAATGCCCTGATCGGCCAGCCGCTGTTCGATGTTGCCACGCTCGCGGGCGAGCTGCGGGTTCATCCGGTCCATTAACGACTGTTCGACCCGCTGCCGGTCGGCCGAGAAATCGCCCGGCCCGTAGCTCTTGGTAATGTCGCCAGCATCGCCAAACGTCGACTGGATGGCACCGCCGGGGTCATAGGACGTGTTAGCCTGCCCGACCCCGGACAGCCCGGTCGCCGAGCCCGCGGTCGGAGCGCCTGAAAAATTCATCCCCTGCGACAGCAGCGTGCCGATCTTGCTCGACTGCGAATTCGCCATGCCGGCGAGGTTGTACTGCGCGGCCAGTGTCTGGTCCTGGATCGCCTGACCCTGCGGCGTCAGGGTCTGCGTCGCCGAGAACGTCGGGATGTTGTAGGTCGCGCCGGTCGACGGATCGGTCCATGAGTGGTTGCCGTTCGGCGAATAATCCAGCGACCCGGTCGGCGTTATCTGGTCGGTGTTATTCAGGTACGCATTTGCGACCGCGGTCGAAACGTTCGTGCCGGTAGCCGCTGCCGCTGTCTGGAACGGATCAGGCGGGGTCGGTGCTGATGGTTTGCCCATTGGCGTCCTCTAGGAGGTCATCGATGATTTTTTGTCTGCGAGGAGACGGCGCCGGAACTTGTGGCACGGATGGCCTTGGCCGTGTCGGCTTCCTCGGCGGGCCCCAGCGACCCCAGTCATTGCCACCGAATGGAGGGGGTGGCGGAGCATAGGCCTTACCCATAACGATCCTCCCCTAAAACGTCGGCGGCTTGGCGAACAGAGGCGACGGGCCGGTAGGCGGTGCAGCGAACAAGGATGACGGATCAACCGGGGGCGCCGTCTGTGGCTGCGTCGGCATCGGCCCGGCCGACCCACCGAGGGCCGGTGCCGGTGCCGCCGGGGGAGCCATGCCCGGCATGGGCGTTGGCTCTCCGCCCATGAAGCCCGGTGACATGCCCGGCTCTATCCCCATAAGGGACTTGAGCGGGGTTGGTGCCATCCGGAAGCCGGGCGGCATACCACCGGGGGACACCTGCGGCGGCGGGCTGCCGATGTTCATCATGGTTTGCGCAATGCGGTTGCGCTGGTTGAAGGCAGAGGCCGGCAACATGCCAGCCGATGATCGTTGATCAAACATCAGACGGCCTCCTTAGCGGAACTCCAATTGCTGAATTCCAGCTTGGGTCAAGTAGAAAAAATCGTCTAACCTACACGGTTCGCTTACAACAAAGCCGTCAGCGGCGAGCTGCGCCAATACTTCCATTGTAGCGTCATCATCCGGAATGTCCGCCCCGTAAGCACCATCGCCGATCAGTTTCAAAAGTTCGGTCCTGTTCATCAGGCGGCCTCCTCTTGGAGCGGCGGCGTGGCAAGATGGTGCTTAAGCCGCCGATTGTATCGGTTGCCTTCCCAGGCTTCCCTGGTCAGCGTGCATACCACACCGTCGCGGTTTCGGCCGAACAGCCGCTCGACGGTGACGAAATTATAACCATATCGGGCCAGCATGTAGAGCAATCGCTCGTCGTCGGACGGCGTGCGCTGCACCACCATTTGGCAGCCGCAGATGTGGAACGGGTAGGTGTACATCCGCTTGATGGTTTCGCGGGTCAGCCAGTGTGCCCCCGGCAGCGCCGCTCCGGAAATTTCGATGACTCCAGCCTCGGGGTCGTAATTGTGGTAGACCAGACCAGCAATCAGACTGCCTCTTTCGCTTAGGACACCTATGGCTTTGATGTTATCTCCGAAGCCACGCCAGCAGTGCGGGATCAAGCCCGCAACGAAATCACCGACAATCTGATCATGGCCATAGACGTATTCACACATTGGTTGTTGCCCGCGCGAGCCCTATCGCGACAATCTTTCGGATCATGTCGAAGTCTGCCTGATAATGATCATTGGCCGTCCGGTAAGCCGTCGCTTTGGTTGGCGTGCGAACGATGTCGCCGATCTCGCGCAGTAGCCCCTCATAGTATTCGCGGTCTATGTCTTCACACATTGGCCCCCGCCCGTTCATAGGTAACGCCGATCGAGATCAGCTCGACCTGCGGCTTGGCCTGCTGCGCCATTGTAATCTGCACGATCGGAGCGTGCGAAAACCCGGTCTGTCCGATCGAGACCCAGCCGGTATTGCGCACGGTAGGCTTTGGCGGCGGGTTCGCGTCCCATAGCGCCTGGTCCCAGAGGCCTTGGTCCCAGAGATCGAGCACGCCGGGATCCAGACCGGCCGGAGGCGGCTGCGGCACCGTCACGATGTAGTCGGTAGTCGCCGACAATTGCGGCTGAAACGTCTCGCCCGGCCGGGCCATAAAGGCCGCTCGGGCTTGGTGCCATACGACGGTTGCCGGCGGTGTCTGGAATACCTCCCAACCGCCAACGATGGTGCAGACATAGGGAACACCATCATCCAACCCCGTCCGGTCGGCCTGCATAATGGTGCCGTCCTGCGTCCCGAAAAACAGGTTATGGTCCTGCTTGATGAAGCAGGTCGCATCGATACCGGGAAGCCGCGCCCAGGCGCCGGTGCCAGTATTGACTATGGCGCAGTAGCGCGCCCCGGGCTTGCCGCCCGGCCACGTCACGAGCATGACTCCGACTTCATCCCAGCGCGCCATCGTCCAAGCCCAGGCGTGCTTGGCGGTCGCCTCTGTGCGCCACATCGACCTGATATTCTTGGTGATCATGGCGAGTTCGAGCTGTTCACCGTCCTTGTTGATCGCTGCGGAAATTGGCACAATGCCCTCGAACGTCGCAACCAAGAGATCTCCGCCAAGCGAGATATGAGCGTTCATCCCCATCGGCTTCGGAATCTGATAGCGACCTTCCTGCCGCCAGTTATTCGGATCGGACGGGTTAGAGCCGCTGAAAATCAGCGCTTCACCCTCGGTCGTCATGAATACCAGCTTGTCATCCAGGCCGTCGCCGGCGTCCACCGACCATGACGCACAGAACAGTAGTTTCCCGCCCTTGGTTGCCGAGCCTGATAGCGGAATCTGCAATAGCGTGCCGGCAACTGCATCGATGCCGAGATACCAGGCGTTCATCGAGTCCTGTTCGATGAAAAACAGTCGGCCCCGGTATTTGCAGACATTGACCAGCCCGCCGCCGTGCTCAACCAGTGTGCCAGCCGGGCCGTTGATCTCATCGGAGCTTAGGGATGTCCATGTCGTGCCATCATACCGTAATGGGAAATCACCGGCATCATTGACGGCAATCAGCCAGTCGCCGGCGGCGTTGGCCAATTGGACGGCGGAATAGTTGCCGGACAATTGTCCGGAAGCGACCACGGTAGGCACGCCGGAAAACGAAACATCGTAAAGCTTGGTGGCGTTGGCGGCGAACATCTTGCGAATGTTGCCGGACGCATATTCAAAAGCAGAAATGACCGGTGTAGTTTCCGGCAACGTCGACCAGCGGGTGGTGCCGCCGCGGATCCTGGCGCCCTGCATGGTCGGAATCCAGTTGTCCATTACTACCGCGCCGCCCGGCTGCATGTAGGTCAGGTTTTCAGAGTCGATCAGTCCGCGGGTTGGCGCCGGGAGGATCGTGGTCTGGTAGCGCTGCGCCGCCTGCGGCGGTACCGGGACACGGCGAAAGGCGGCATATTGGGTCATGGCACGAACAGGACATTAGGATAGGCCGCATCTCTAAACGACTGCTGCCCGATGATAATCGGCGCTGGTTTCTCCGACCCCATGGCCACGTTAAGGGCGTCGTTGTAGGTAGCCAGATCCTCGGCATAGGGCGAGCCCTTGTTGGCCTTCCACTGCCAGATCATGCCGAGCTTGAGCAGCCGGTCGCCCAGGATGAAATTATCGCCGTCGGCCATGAACGTGTCGCCGACACCACCGGACGCCAGCGTAATGCAATCCTTGTTGAGATAGCCGAATGTGGCGCTGCTTCCGGCCCCCATGATCGGCTGGATGACGATCTGACCGCCGAGCATCGTCCACTCGCCCAAAGCGTCAACCCACGACTGGTTGCGCCTACGCACCCATTCGTTGGTATCGACAATGTAGGTCATTGGCTGTTGCGTCGAGGTCGGCCCCCAAACCTCCGACGTCAGCAGCATGCGCTTGTAGTTTGCCGGCAAGTCGAAACCATCGCTGACACCGTCGCCGATTAACGTCGCCACCTTTTTCAGTATCGTCCAGTCCTTGCCGCTGTCCCAGGCGATGCGCTGGGCCATCTCAGTCGCCAGCGCCGCCATTTCCTGCATGGTGCGGTTGCCGATGATGTTGGCATATACCGACGTCGGCTGTTGCACACCGACGACCTGACAGACATCCTTGACAACGGAAAGTAAGGTCATGCCGCCTGTTCCGCCGTATGGCCGGGCCGGGCCTCAAGCGCCATCCGCATCAGCGTCTTGCGGTTAGGATTGCCGAGCGGGGTATGACCGGTGTGTGCGGCAATGAATTCCTTCAGTTGCGTGTCGCTCATTTCGGCGAATTCAGCCTCGGCCTTTGCCTTCAGCGAGCGCAGCGTGGCAACGTCTTCCTCCAGCAAGGCATTGCGGGTCCGCAGCGCCTCCATCTCGACTTCCATCTGCTTGCTGACGGCGCCGCTCTTGGTTTCTTCCAGATACGCGACGGCCTGGTTCTTCAGGTCGCGGCCCCCCATGCCGATGTTTTTCAGCTCGGCACCTTCGATCGCGGCCAGCGCCTCGACGGTGTAGACGTTCATGGCCCGCAGCTCGGCGCGGCGCGCGGGGGTCAGGAACTTGGCATAATCCAGCGGCGTCCCGGTCTTGGTCTGCGCGGCGTGCGCCTGGAATTGCCGGTATTGGTACTGAAAGCGCTCGGCATAGGTGACCTGACGCTGGCCACCGGTAAACGGGTCGGTAATCCAGTGCGAGAAGAAATGCGCCGGGAATACCTTGACGTCCTTCATGCCGGGCGCACGGATTTCGCATTGCTCGACATCTTCAAAGATCGGGCGGCCTTCCTTCAGGCTTAATGTGGCATTCTCTTCTGGATGATATCTAAACGTCACTACCAGATTTTCGTCAGGGTCGCGCGGCATGGTCTATATCCTCATGTTGTTTCACGAAAAGGTCATTGGCTTCGTCATCTTTCACCCACCCATCACCAACCCACCTCCAGAACCCTTGTGCTAGCACGCTGTAAGTCAGGTGGAACCCGCGCGCCAACCCCTCTTCAATAGATAACCGATCGCTCATGGGTGTCCTCATGTGTTTGACTAAAGGGTGCCGGAGTTGCTGCCTGGGCTTGGGGTATAGCAGCAACTCCGGACTTGCCAGTCGCTTGGGGGCTTTAAGCGGCCGGGTTAGAATCGTACATCCGCCAGTTGAACAGTGGGTTTTCCATGGTCAGTTCGCCCATCCAGCCTATAAATTGGGCAATTGCGTCCTTGTCGATTGGCATCATGCCATCCCCTTCGAACAGCTTGTCGAAGTTCCGGTTGGGGTGGTAGCGGAGCCGGAGCGAGCTGGTATCGAGGCCGAACGTCGTATTGGCCGGCATGTTGGATCCGATACCGCCGTCGAGCACGATCTCGGCCCGTTTGCCGCCGCCGATATATTCCAGCGCCGAGAAGCCCAGCTTGCCGAGGCTCGTCTCGTTGGTCTGCCGCTGGATTGCGAGGGTCGCCGCGTCATAGGCCGCGTAGTGTTCCGGCGACATGATCAGGAGATCGGCATAATCCCGGCCCCGTGAATTCCGTGTCATTGCAAAGTTGAGCATTGGCCGGATTGTCGTCGAAGTGATCTGCGAGCCGAACGGCGCCAGCGTGACGGTGCCGGCGGTGCCGTGCGGGTCGAAGGTGGTGGTGCGCCAGATCGTGGCGGTGGCACGGTCAATACCACCGTACACGCCCGACGTGGTAGTGACAGGAATGGCGGTGGCAAGCCCGGTGATCTGCTTGTTGCCGTTGGCGGTGCCGTCCGAGTAGATGCCGGCGTCCATGGCGTCTTCCAGCGCCTTTTCGGCACACTTGATGTAGGCCTCATAGACGTCGATCAGTTGGTTCTGGCCCTCGTTGTTGAGGATTTCCTGCATCGACAAAATCACCGGCACGACAACCATCTTGGGATCGTACACACTGTCGTTGAACAGGTCGATCGCCGGATTCAGGAGCTGGTCGTAACCGGAATACCACTGCGCATTGTTCTTGCCGACTTGCAGGGTCTGCCGGATTTTCGGCCCAGAGTAGGTTTGCCAGAGGCCCTTTCGCCGCAGCACGGCGAGAAGGGCGTTGTTGTTCGAGACGAGGTCTTCGTAGCCGGAGGAACGCTCCTCCAGCGACATTGATAGAATCTGCTGATACGCAGCAACGCTATTGATGTTAGGCATTTGTTATCTCCAAAGGATCAGAAACCGTTACTGACACGTCGAGTCGCATGTTCGACCGTGTCGCGAAGTGACCGTGGTTCTCCGCGCTTGGACGGCGTGGCACCATTGGTGCCGCCTCCGGGCGCGCCGGAGATTGATCGGTCGGGGTCTCGGGTCTGAGCCGATTGGGTGCGGGTCTGAGCCGCATGGGTGGCGGGGTTGAGCAACTCAGCCCGCCGGTATGCCGTTTCGAGATCGTAACCTGATTTTAGTTCCAAATCGATAGTCGCCGCAAGTTCATCGAACCGCGGGTGGCTGTCGGCAAAAACGTCGATCGCCGAGCGTGTATAGCTGTACTGCTGGCTGTACTGCATTTGCTGCAACTGGTTCGTCAGGTTGGCTACCTGCTGGTGCAGTTCGCCGATCTGATGCTGCGCAGCATTGACCGTATTGCCCTGTTGCAGCGTGCGAAGCTGGTCCGGCGTCTGACTCATGACGTGGTAGGCCACGTCACGGAGCCCGATCGGTTCCCCGTCCGCCGTCTTCAGCCCGAGATTGTGAACGATCAGATCCAAGCCGCCGACCAGATCGGCGCGGAGCTTCTGTTCCATGCCGACATAATTGGTAAGCGCGTGCTGGATCGTCGTCCCTTGATCCTGCGCCATTTTGTGGAAATGCGCGATCGGCGCGAAGGCTTCCGCGGCGCCCTTGTACTGCTCGTAGGCCTGGGCGAATTCCCGGTGCATCCGGTGCACCTCGCCGCGCACGCTCTCCGGCACCGTTGCCCACTCCTTCTTGGCATGGTCGCCCATTCGCGGCGGCGGTTCCCGGAATGGCGCATCATGGGGTAGAGGCGACGGTGTTGGCTGGGAGGCTAGCGCACCGTCGCCCCCCGCTGCCGGCAGGGAGGAGTTGTCGGCAGCGGATTCCTGTTTGGGCGCGAACCGGCCACGGTCGCCGCGCGGCTGCAACTCAAGCTGCGGTTGGTCGTCGGGCCTTTTCTTCAGATTGATGGGTTTCTCGGCATCGGTTTTCTCAGGCGGCTTGTTATGCCCCGGCTTGGCCTCGGCGGCCTTTGCCGGCTCTTTGGCTGCTTCCTTGGGCCGCTGTGGCTTCGGCGGATTGAGCGCCCGGTCGTAAGCGTCCTGAATGGCCTCGCGGGCGCTCTTTGGGTGGTGTGGCGACCCCTTGACGTCACCGACCGGCGCCTGTGGCGCCTGCGGTCCGAGCGGGGACGGCGGCGAGGTTGGGCTGGGATTAATCGTAACTTCGCTGACAGGCGCAGAGGTGTCTGCCGCGCCGCCGGTATCGGCGGGAACGGTGGTATCGGACATAAAGAACTCCCTGGGTGAATTGAAAAGTGCCGGACCATTACTTTCTGGATACGGGTCGATCCGGCTGTGCCCCGCCACGGAATTTCTGCTCAGCAAGCTTATTTTCCGAAACTTCCAGAACGCTGCGAGCAAGATATGCTAACTGCCGCATCTCATTGACGGTCAGCGGGAAGCGCTCTTGCTTGTCGGCCGCCTTGATGATGTGATCACACATGTTGATGGTTACTTGCGCCATGGTTACCCTCCTCGAAATTTTTCAATCGCCGTCTTGACGGCGCGGGTACGCTTTTCCGTCTCGGCTCGGCTGTCGCTGGCGCGCTGCTTTTGTTTCACGTGAAACGTTTCGTTGCCGACCTCGGTCAGACCGAGCGCTCTCCCAACTGCCCGGAACTGGCGCTTGGAGGTGTAGAAATTGCCGTCAACCTGTTCGGTTGGTTCCATAGTATCCGAGATGACGTAAGGCCGCGGCAATGTCGACGTCGCTGGCGTCAGATACGGTCGTTTTACGCGCCACTTTCCAGGCTCGACCTCCACTAATTCCACCATCAACACACTCCAGATTGCCTTCTAATACCTCTACCGCCGTTCTCCCGCATACCGTGCAGCGGTCTTGGGTGTTCCATATGTGTATCATTGTACCTCACCATCTACTTAAACTCACCGGGATGCCAAAATTCAACACTTCAGGCTCTCCCGGAACAGGCGGTGTATCCATCACGTACCCGATAAACGCTGCGGTATCTCGCTCCTCTGAGGGAGCAGCACCGAGTTCCCCGACAAATATAGCGCTGTCCGGGTTTTCGGTCGCGTTTAGAAGCACCTCCCAGAAACCACTGTTGCCGGTAAATTCAGCGACGTCAGGAGCCTCGGCCGCATCCAGTGAACCGACATTGTCAGTAACCGCACCATTGAAAACAGCGGTGTCACTCGGCTCGGTATAAACCAGGTTCCCGGCCATGTCGGCGGCAGGCAAACTGCCGCCAAAGACCGCGACGTCTGCCGCTTCCGTAGCGGCCAGCGTTCCGAAGGTGACCACAATGCCATTGAAAACAGCGGTGTCGGTTGCTTCGGTAACGGCCAGCGGCCCGTAAGCAGTGAACGGGCCTAGATCCCATTGAAGATACCCAAACGGCCGACTTACCGGGGTGAAGTTAAAAGTAACCTGGCTGTCAATTCCCTCCGACGAGTACGCAGGAAAGATCTCAAGCGGCGGGTCGCTGATAATACCGCCGAATAGAGCTGTGTCGCGAACCTCGATCGTCGCAAGATTGCCGGCAATTGTAATGCCGCCAGAGAACAGGCATGTGTCGCTTGCTTCGGTCGCCGACAGACCGCCGAAGACATCAGCCGCCGACATGCTTTGATTGAAATTAACATAGCCAAGCGGCTTGACACCCGCGTATGCCGTCGCACCGAAATTGAAGGTAACCTGAGAATTTATACCTTCAGTCGAAAATACCGGATAGACATCGGCCATCGCGGTTACCCCGGATCTGTCGCGGTAACCGTCATGACTGCTGTGGTATTTTCAGGGATCGATACAGCGGTGCTAGAGGTAATCACGGGCGGCGTGCTCGCTACGAAAAATAGAGCGCCGCCGACTCCCGTGACCGGATCAGAGCTGGCATTTTCATTCCACAATCCGTCTACAATCGTGAGATCCTTGCAAAATGCCTTTCCATTATCAATGTCAACAGCCATGCCGTAGGTGTGGCCAGGGCTTAATACCGGAGCGGTGATGACACCACCAGCACCCATCCATCCAAGCGTGTCATCAACACCGATGGACACCAGGCTGTTCTGGCCAAGCTTTTCGACCAATGAAAGCGCCGCAGTACAGATGCCAACTTGCTTGTCGCCCGCCGCATCAACCGTGAATTCATAGTAATACTTGCCGGACGATTGATGCGCATTCGCCCGCGCATTGCCGATTGTCGCGGTGGTCTGTATTGCCGTTAAATTGAAATTCGACAGGAAAATGTTTGGCCCGACAAGGTTGGGGTCCAAGAATACCGCGCCGAATCCCAATTCGGCTGTGATAACCGCAGTGTCGGGCCCCTCTAGCGAGACTAGCGGCCCGGTGAATATAAGTTCTACCAGATCGCCGGCGAAACTCACGGCGTCGGTTGTCTCGGTGGCCGCAAGTGACCCGACAAAAGCCGCGGCATCGCCAGCGAAAGCCGCGGTGTCCGCCGCCTCGGTGACCGCAAGCGGCCCGAGAATAACGCCACTCCCAGCGAAAATCGCGATGTCGGCTGCTTCGGTGACAGCCAGCGTTCCGGTAAAAGCCGCAGCATTTCCCGCAAAAGCTGCGGTGTCGGTCGCTTCGGTAACCGCAAGTGTACCGGAAAAGACCGCGGTATCCCCCGCAAAACTCGCCGTATCAGTCGCTTCGGTAGCAGCAAGTGTTCCGCCAAGGGTCGCCGCCGAAAATTCTACGAGAAGCCAAACATCCTCGACAGTATGGAGGTTAGTGTTCGGACCATGCGCCGCGCCGACCTCGGCTATATCGAGATTGGCTGGTGTCGCCGTAAAGATTGGTGTCTCGTAATAGGCATCCGACGTCGTCAGCGTAATGTTGGTGTCGGTGTCAACGCCATTGATGCGCCGCCGGATGTTGGATGCCGAACTGGCAGTGCCAGATTTAGCGACAATCGCCGCCTTGCAAGCGTTAATGGTTTCGCTTGCTCCAATCGTCTCGCTGCCGTGGCCGGTTTGCGTGGCGGAGAAATCCGCCATGACTGCCGTCTGGGCCTGGCCACTGGTCGAGCTGGTGCAGAATGTCGTCGCGTTGAATGGCGTCTCGTCCCACAGCGCTCCGGCATCGATGCCGGACGATTTAGTCCAGTTATCGTGCGTAGGAGAACCGCCCGTAACCGGAGATCGCGCAATGATCTTACCGTCACCACAATAGGCGGCATCATCGACCGCCATGTCATCGAAAAAGATATTGGACTGATAACCGCCAACCGGAGTGCCGAAGAACAGCCGGTCGATGTTGCCGCGCGCATTGGTCGTCAACCCGGTGAAAGTCTGGTCAACCACCCCGTTGATCTTGCTTTCCACGATGCCGCTGCCGGCACCGATCACCACCTTGAACTCAAGTAAATTCCAGGCGTTTAGATTCAAAACGGCCGTGCCGGTGCCCAACAGCACATCCGACCCGCTTGACGAATTGTAAAGCTGGATTCGCCCGGCTGGCGCGATCGTCGCGCCAGTCAACCTGATATTGAAAATATCGGCATCC